TTGTTCCTCCTGCTGCCTTTGGTAAAGTTGCTTCAATACCGTACTGAGCTGTCTTTGCTCCGACAATCAGCCCGTTTCGAAGTTCCTTCACCGTGTTCACCATCCAGTGATAATCTTTTACCCATTGCTCTAATAAATGCTTGTTTACTACTGCCGTTTGCCCGAATTTGCCCATATTGGTAGCCTCCTGTTATAATCCATATATGACTAAGCTGTCAAAGGGCATAAACCAATTCGAGCTGTAGCGTGTGACGACGCTGCGGCTTTTTTAATGTATAAGGAACTTCGATTTGCACAAATTAACGTTGAGTGTATCGCAAGCACTTGATGTGGCGTTGGTTGACCGTCACAGCCTCCCTCATTTATAACTTAGGGTCACTTCCATCAGAGTGACCCTTTTATAGTTTCTTTGTTCATATTGTGCAGTAACTAAATTAATACAGTTTGTATTGACTCCAATCTTGACTTAGCTACATCCACAAATTCTTTCTCCTTTTCGATGCCAACAAAATTCCGATTTGTCATAGCAGCCGCAACTGCAGTAGTACCACTTCCAATACAGTTATCTAAAATCAAATCACCTTCATTGGAATATGTTTTTATAAGATACTCAAACAACTCTATTGGCTTTTGAGTAGGGTGATAGTGCTCGTAATCTCTAGGGAAATACAATACATCAACTGGGTACCGATCTGTTTGTCCGCCACCATCAATTCCAATCTCTGTTTTGCCGTAATTATTCCCATCACTAGAATGTTTTTTGTAACGATTTACAGGTTTATGTCCATACGTTTTTTGTGGATTATAAGTAGGTAAGTTTTTATAAAAGACCAGGATATTCTCGTGTACTTTTAAAGGCATCTTCTTAGCATTCAGGAATCCGGTACCGTTACTTTTCATCCAAACCCATTCGTATCTCAACATCTCTAGGTTGCTTGCTCCAAGAACCTTATCAAATGGTGTTTGTGCTGTTAAAACAATTGCTCCGTTATCCTTTATAAGCCTTTTGTATTCATTCCAAAGATCTTTCAGTGGTATAACTGAATCCCATTTATTTTGAGTGGTACCGTATGGCAAATCGCAAAGTATCATATCGAAACTTTTATCAGGGAATGTTGGCATAATCTGCAGACAATCTCCATGAAATATTTGATTAATCAACTTGTCACCCCCTGCTGCACATTTTTTTCAACTAACCACTTTCTGTTTCCCTAGTAATCCACCAACCCTTGGTCCAATCCGTTCAGCCATTTCAAGGTCCATAACAATTAAAGCTACATTTGCGCGACTGATTAAAAACCTTTTTGCTATTCTATCTATCGACACACCTGCATTCCACAGGCTTATAAATACCTCAATCTGTTTGTGTGTAAAATCGAATTTCATATTTTCATGAACATCACCAGTAAACAAAATGTATCTATTAGCTACTTTTCTACCCATTCAATCGTCACCTCTGCTCTAGGATTATCCGAATACAACTTACGAGCAACCAACTCTGTCACTTGGCTATCGTCATGCCATATAACCTTGCTCAGACCGTCTTTAATACCCTTAACCAAATTGTCGATATCTGGTTTAGTTGTTGGCTTTAAAACACCATCTACAGCTTGCTGATGCTTTTTCTTGCTAAATGATTTAGGTATCTTGCGATAGACAACGATGCTTAGTCTTATTTCCTCGGTAATAAGTTCATCTGGTGCTACTTGTGAAGCTACCAATCTCACGAATGATTTATAGTCTTTGGATTCTTTAGGATCTCGTACAGATACTCCATTGCCGTAACGACTAAACTTCGGTCTTTGCTGCGCCTGTACATCACCAGGTATTTCAAATGTTAAAGTGTTCATGTTTGCACATCCTTAGAAGACTGCTGATAAAATAATCTAATGCCGTTCTACCAGCAGCGTGTATTTGGTTAAATTAAGCTTCCGTCAATCAACAGCAATTCAGGTTGGTCGCTTTTTAATTGTTCCAAAATCTCTTTGAATGGAGGTTGCTTACCATCTTCACCCTTGCCATAAGCAAATCTCGCTACAGCGTAATAATCATTTACTTCTGTAAACTCTAAATCCCCTTCATCTTCAGCCACATTTTCTACATAAACCTTTTTAGCTTCATCCTCAGAAGTTGCCATAATTAACGCGTAATATGGTTCACTGAATTCAAAAAACTTTGCATTATCCATTATTTACTCCTCCTCTTTAATCCTCAATTTTAATGAGCTGTAACCTGTTATTTACTTCACTTTTCGAACGTCTTTGATAAGCTTTAGATTGATAAAACCTAATTGTTGATGGTTTAACACCACAATCCGCAGCTATTTCTTTTACTGTTCCTATCGCAATCATCTGTTCACCTTTGTAAAGTGCGTATTCGTTCATTTCGCACCTCAGTAGCCGTTTTCTTGTCTAGCGTGGTTCACCTTGTTCTTTTTGAAGTACGCATCCTCTATTTGCTCCCAAGTGAAGCTGAAACCGTTCATACCAATGTTTAAGAACAAAATCCAAGCAGTTCTGAAACAATATTGATTGTTTTTAAATCCGAACGAACTTTTACACTTAGCTTCTTCTTCCTCTGTAAATACTCGGATATATGCCATACTTAAGAAGTAATCCATTTCTAAGAACCAACTTGTTAAATTGCCATCGAATTCATCCGGATCTAGTTGTTCCTCATATACCCAAAGCGCATCTTCCCAGCCTTTTTGGTTAGCGATTGATAAAAAGAAGTGAACAGAATCAACAAATTCTTCAAGTACTAGATTTCTAGGATGTTCATCATTATTGCCACAATAACCATCACAATACGGACATTCACAAACATCAATAAATGTTGTTCTCGGCTCCTGGTCATTGCTCCAATGTTTAAACCAACGTCCTTCATTTGCAAATTCAGCTAATTCAACCTTTAATGCTAAAAATGTATTTGATACTAAATCTTTACCTTCTAACCCTTTTTCTTTGATAATTCGTGCATCCAGTTCTTTCTGTGCATCGATAATATTTTGTAAGCTCATTATTATTTACCTCCAACATTCCGATTATCTTTTACATAACGTTCACCATTAAATTCAATGACTGTAGGTTTTTCACCACGTAATTTGACTATTTTGACTTTAGTAAACAGCTCGCTGCCTTTCTTCATAAACTCACCTGTTCCCTTTCAGCGTTGAATTTCAATAGTATTTGATACGGTCTTGGGTCATGAGAGATGTAATTCATTCTACTCGCTACACTCCAACCCCTCTCCGTATCATCTGCAACCAATTGTTCTAAATCTCGTGATGTCCTAGCCTTCGTGATTTTCTTTAATGGCTTCATATTTATCACCCCGAATATTTTTATTTAAAAAGGTAAATCGTCCTCACTTACTTTCATCGGCCCTTTACTATTAGCAAATGGATCTTCATCCACTCTTGTATAACTTGAATGGTTGTTATTACCGTAATTCTGCCCTTGTGAACCGCCTTGATACGCTCCACCTGTATTTGTACTAGATTCGTAGTTTGAAGTGCTCTGCGAGCCTCCTGTGCTGTTTGAACGTGGTTCTAAAAACTGAATGCTGTCAGCAACAACGTTCGTAAATAGATTCTTTGCCCGTCTCTCTCATACGAACCTGACTGTAACTTTCCATCAATCCCAACCAATGAGCCTTTCTTAAGAAAGTTAGCTGCATTCTCTGCTTGTTTGCGCCAAGCTTGAATATTTATAAAATCTGCCTCTCTGTCGCCGTTTTGGTTAGCAAATGCTCGGTTAACTGCTAATGTAAACTGAGCCTTCGCAATTCCTTGAGGTGTATATGATAGGTCAACGTCTTTTGTAAGCCGACCAGTTAAAACAACTCGGTTAATCATTTAATTTCACCTCTTTTATTGAATGCAAAGTATAAATCTGTAGGAAGAAGAAAGATGACATAACAAAAGCTGTACCAATTACAAAATCACCTGGAGTATGTCCTAATAAAAATCGAACGAAATGTATCACCCAAATGATGGTGCACAACAGATAGATGTACTTCATGCCGAAGCCTCCCTCTTATCCCACACCTCAATTATTTTGAATCCCTCTTTTTTGAGTGATTTAAAATCAGGGTGAGCAACTGGTACCGTAGCCCATATTCGCTGCTCATGTTCTATTTTGAACATCGTTGCGAATGTCTTGTATTTGTTGTACTCTGCAGGCTTTTGAGTTTTAACTCTAGGAGCCTTCTTATGAGCACTAGGTATGTCAATTGGAATGCCGTTACGTTTTCTCATGCTGCCATCGCCCCTTCCATACGGGAAATCAGATAATCCGTAGCCTCTTCAGCATCTTTCAACCCTACTAGTGCTCTCAATTGCTCCAAACGCTTATAAGCTAAAGTTTCGTTGTGCTTACCTCCAAAGCGCTGATATTGACCTAAAAACAAGATGATTTGATCAATCAGAAATTGTTCAGTCATTAACTTCACCACCTAATGCCTGACGTGCAATTTTGTAAGTAGTCGTTTCCCAACCTTCCATGATAGGTGCTTCAAATTCCATGATTTGTTCTAGTGCTTTACGCAATCGTTTAATTTCATCTTGCTTTTCTTGTAACTGAGGAAAACCAACTTTCTCCATCAATACAGCAAAATCGATTTTTAGCGTTCTTGAAAGTGTATCTAGAGTCTCCAATGATGGAAGTCGTTCTTTGTCAGTCCTAGGGTCAACTCCTTTTTCTAAAGTGCTTAAGTATGTGTGACTTAGACCTGTGATTCGTTCCATTTCACGAAGTGATCTGTCTCCGCGTAATTCTTTTAGATATTTCCCGAAAGTACTATTCATACTCATTCACTCCCCACTAATTTTTCAAAAGCCTCACGGTCGCCAATTTCCAAAGCTACATCGATAGCAGCATCTTTGTAGTTTTGTTTGTTGAAGTCCTCAAGCTCGGTCATGAGTTCGTTCATTTCCAACTCGCGGTATGCTTCACCCATCTTTGCTAAGAAATCAACGACACCTGAGAACGGATTAGGATTGGTCATTGGCTACACCACCCAATGCTTTACGTTCTTTTTCACGTCTTTCAAACTCTGTTATACAAGCCGATTCCACAAACTCAATATCCTCATGTTTGTCTATAGCTATGACTGCGTGATAAGGTACAACTTTGTATTCCTTTCCACATTCCGTACAAGATGGATCATCAAATTCATACATCCCATTTACAGTTGGTGGATTGTTATAATCAAAATCTGCATTTTCGAAAACTATGAATCCTTTACAACCTCTGACGTTACATTTATGTGCTTCTACACTCATCCCTTCACCCTCCAATCAAGGGGCTGTGCGCCCCTCGTTATGCAAATAAAATTCGTTCCAGTGATTCATTCTCACGTTTTGCTTCTTCGTCACGTATCGATTCTTCCGGCATGATTACCTCATAGCACATCTTTTTCACACGACTCTTTACACGGCCATCTTTATACAAGTTGTCAATGTCGTCCTGAGTAATATTCGATGTAATCAAGGTGATGTTCTTAGCTTCCATACGATAATCAAGAATCTTTGTAAGTAGTTCCTCCATGAAATCCGTGTTATTCTCTACTGCGAAATCATCGATTACCAACACATCAACATCTTTGAATATCCGAAGCACTTCTTCCTCAGTTGTCTCAACGTTCTTTTTAAATGTTTTACGGACCTGTAACGAAATATCAGCAGCCTTTATAAACACCACGTTCACGTTATACATGTTGATTAATGCATTTGCGATACTTGAAGCAATACGAGTTTTACCAGAACCTTTAACCTCGCTATAAAAGTAAAGACCTTTACCAGCTGCTTTCATTTGTTCGTAGTTTGCAACATAGTTAGCCGCACTCTTTCTAGCAAGTTTGGCAGCAGTACGATCTTCTTCTTTCTGATAAATATCCGTTTTAAAATCATTTAACCTAGCACCTTTAAAGATGTCTGGAATGCCTGACAAATCTAGCTTCTTAGCAATATCTTGTTCTTTTTGCTTTTGTTCATAGCATTCGCATTTTTTCCACCACTCGGATTCTTTTTTTAAGTCAACCAAGATAGAGTCAATACGTTCCATCTCCTGCTTGTTATTCTTTTCATGTGCTAAAGCGTATAGCTCTCTGTGCTTTCTAATATCCTCGGCAACTTTTTCTGGATGCATTTTCTTGTGGTAGTCGATAAACCAAAGCCACCCACTACCATCACATTTCTTTTTAGGGCAAGCATCACTAGGAGTCGTTGCGCACTCGATACCTCTAGAGCCCAGCGATTTTTGCACGTCTTTCATTCTCTGCTCTAATTGCGGATTTCTTTGCATCATCTGTTGGAATACTTCGCTGATCGCTTCCAAGTTTCTGCGCCTCCTTTTGTTCTAATAGTTGGATAGATGTTACACCTTCATGTTTCCAGTTGCGTAATGTGCCTAAAGCGTACTTTTCTTTAGCTTTCACACGACCATCTGCAAGTGATCTGTTAAATGCTTCGATAATTAAATCAGCATCGTTGTAAGTTTCTAAGTAGAAATTAATGTCCTCTCTTAACTGTTCACTTGCAAAGCGATTTAATCTTTTTGTAAAGAAAGTGAATAATTTCTGAGAAGCAACGGACGACTGACCGACTGTTTGTTGTTTGTCTTTATCTATATCTAGTTCTAAGTCTTTATCTAAGTCTAAGTCTGTTTCTGTATCGTCACTTAACGTCATGCGTGACGTCACGCTAACATCACTTTTATTGTTTTCAGGTTCTTTAGGTGCTGCTAAAGCCTGTTGTTTCTTACGTTCGCGGTATTTTCTATTACGTTCAGCGTTGAGTTGTTTCACCCTATCCATGCCCTCGATATTTTGGTGAACATCCCAATTTTTAATGCGTATTGCATCGCCTTCGTCCATTTCAATCATGCCGTAGCGTCTAAATGTTTCGATTGCTAACCGCACTGTATTTAATGGTCTATTGAAGATTGTCGCCATTTCCTCAATATTCATCGCAATATTCTCTGTCAGCATGATGTAGCCATTACAATTTGCTTTACCAGCTGCGGCTAATAATTTCACCCAAATAACGATGATTGCATCTTTATCCGGCAACGCTTCAATTAGTTTAATTTTGTCGTTATCGAACATATCTGTTTTAAGCTTAATCCAAGTGATTTCAGCCATTTGCCCTCGCCTCTCCTTAACTCGCATCTAATAACTTCGTATAACTCCTTGATATCCTCTTTTGTTATGTCGAACCATTCACCGTTCAAACATTTATCTTTGTACTGTTCATGCAAAGAATGTTCTACCAATTCTGGTTCGCTTGTTTCGATATAAAACCGTAAATTCAATTTAAATGGGGATGCTATTTGCAACTGCTTTATTCTGCTTGTTAGATTTCTTGTATAACCGATCTTTACGCCTTGCCCTTCGTATTCAAGGAAATAAACAAATCCAGGTTTCTTTTCAGACTCTTCTTTGCAGATCATTAACTGTTGCGTTTCTTGTATTCTTTCGATTTGTGCTTGTTT